CGAACAATTTCGTTGATTTCAGACTTAGCCATTGGATCATTTTTCATAGCACGTTCTGATAAATTTTTAATATAACCCATTGCCTTATCAACTTTTTTACCATACTTAGATAGATCGTTACCTTCTGCAATAGCAGAAAAAATCTCAACGATTGGAGATTTAGCATTTAATTTTGTGTTATTAGTTTGATTATACTGTACATTGTTAAGCTCTAATTTAAACATTTAATATTTTCCTCCTTATTTTTCACGAAACAAATTAGTTAGTTGTAACTTTTGCGTCCAATCCATTTTGACCAAATGTAGTCTTCTTTGTTACAATAAGATTTACTCGATATTCAGCAGCAACAATCACTGTTCCATCAGCTTTAACCCATTTACCTGATCCATCACCAGAAGCAACTAAAACGTCGTTTACTGCAACACTAGTATATGCATCGACTAAAACAGATTCATCAATTTGTACAGGCAATTCTGCGACGGCAGAAACTAAATCTGCATGAACAAATTCTCCTACTTCAATTTTAAAGTCTGTAGAGTTACGAATCTCTGGCTTGTCTCCAATGTTATTAACAACATATATTTCACCTTTAGCACCTGCTGCTGTAGCTGGCACTAATGCCTCACCTGTAACGTCATCTGGAAGAACTACCATTCCATTAAATAACTCTTGAACTGCTTTGGTGCGTGGATTATCTTTAGCGTTTCTTAAACCGCCTAGTGTACCATATTTAAACATTAATAAACTCTCCTTTTAATATAATTTTATTTATTATTAACACTACTAAAACAAGTCATCTTCCGAATCATTATTGTTTATTTCATAAACATCGCTAAGAATATCGTTAGTATTGCCGTTTTTGTTATTTACTTCATTTTTACGATGTTCCACCAACTTTTGTGCAATTGCAGAGTTGATATCAGAAACAATTTTATCCATCTTTTCTTGAGAAGGAGACTCTTTAAATTCATTGATTTCAGTCGCAGAAATCTTTTTCTCATCATCAATATAATTTTCTAACTTAGAATTTAATTCAGTTTCTAAACGCTTATTTTCAACTTTTTGTTTGAATTCATGTAATGTATTAAGTTTTTTTTCTGTTTCAACTTTCTCTTCTTTTAGTTGACTTAACTCCTTTTCAGTTTCCTTATGCTCATCAACTAATCCATTTACTTCCTCCTTTTTAGAACTTAACTCAGTTTGAACAGTATTAAATTCAATTTCTTTATTTTTCAAAGAATCTTTTAAACTATCAATTTCAGTGTTCTTTGTTTCCAATTTGTTACTTAACTCAACGACTTCTCTATTTTCAGTCATTTTCTTGTCTCCTTTTTTTTGATTAAGTTCTAATAAAACTGCCGAATCATCAGCAGGTTCTATTCCTAATATTGCCGAACCAGAAAAATCAAACTCTTTCGGGACACGACCTTCTTCTCTCCAGCCATCCTCGTATACGATAAAGTCGTTTCCATCTATAGCACATATCTCAATAGATGTGTCTGGCTTTTTCCCATCATACATTTCAGATTTCAACCATTTGACAAATTTTGGATATCGTTGATTGTAAATATATCCTTCAGCAATCAGTACTCTTTTTTGTGTACCATTTAATTCAATTGTATCTATGTATCCATTATCAGTAGATCCAACAACAACGCTTTCTGCAAATAAAGGCACACCATCTTTTACCTCAGAAAGTCCATGCCCAAAAGGTTCATCTTTTTCCCATGAATCTAAAAACTCAGCAGCTATAGGCATCGCCTTTACACTATCAATGTTGCTTTGAATATATTCTTCTTTCCATGTAATACCATTTCTATTCCACTTGTCAGTAGTTTCATGAATTTCCAATAAAACCCACTTAATATTTGTTCTACCAGCATATTTTTTATTCTGATTTATTTCTAAAACTTGACCTTTCAAGTATCATTACACCTCCTTCCAAGCGAACGTTGCTAGTCAATTGGATTAGCTCCATTGTTCTTATTTTTAATCGTATTGTCGTTATCTGTATCGTTATCAACTTGTTTAGTGTCATCAGATTCATTACCAGATTGAGTAAATGCAGTTTGATGAGGAGGGTATTTTTTATCGAAATCCTGCTCAACTTCTTCATCTAATAAAGAAAAATAAGCATCAGAATTTACTCCAACACTTGAAACCCAAGCCTGTCTAGAACCTCCACCATGAGTGAATAGTTCTTTAAAATATCCAATCATTTCTTTTCTATTTGCATGAGTAATCGGCAAATAATATGACTCGATATAAACATCATCATCTTGAATAACATTTTTATTAATAACCTTATTCAACTCATCTTGTATCTGTTCTATCCAAGAAAATAACTCAGCAGATACTAACTCCATATTCGACTTTTGAGATGCAATTCCACCACCAGAATCTCCGTTCAACATAGACCCTGCGAAACCTAGACTAGTAGATATCCTATTTAACAATTCTCCATCATCATTAATTTTCAGCAAATCAATATTAGTGGTCAATTTATCTATTTTAGATCCCGATGCAACGGAAAAGAAATTAATTCCTTTTTGTAATCCTTTAGAAAATAATGCTTGCTTGATGTTGTTATGTTGAGACTTTTGTTGTTTTTGTGTAAGGCTAGAAGTTCCTTTTTCTTTACCTTCAGGAAATGTTTGATAAACTATAGTAGAGTTTACTTCATCTAAAACACTTCGCTTACTTTCAACAAAATATTCTTCATATAACATGTCAATAAATCCAGCAAGTCCTAATGGTCTTCCCCATCTGTCTTCTAATTTAGCACGAGTTTTTAACGTTATTGTTTTATCGTTATCCAAAACTACCCATTTTTTGTTATAATCCTTACGATATTCTTTGTAAGCAGACCTTATTTCTTTAGGATAACGACGTAACCTTTTAGATTGTCCTCGACTCAGGAATTTGTCAAAATAAGAACAGTCAAATGCTATCTGGGGGGACATATTAACTGTTCCTAATATCCTACAATAATCAGTGGGAAGAGGTAGAACGCTACAATTAAAATGACTATCATTGGCTTCATACATTTCATCAATTTCATAATCGGATAAATATTTAGGAATAGATTTAGGCTTATTACTATCAAAATAGTAAAAAGCAATTCCATCAATAGCGCCTTTATATAAAGCATCTCGAATAGTCGTCTTTTCACGTATTTTATTTAAAGCATCTATAAATTTTTTTTTATTTTTTTTATATCTACCATGCTTAGTATCGTTACTGTAAATAATTCTATCTAAAGCGGGGAGTGCAACCATATAATCTATAACATTTGTATATGTACCATTTGAGTTATATAAAAAATTAGATAATCCTCTTATTTCTTTATTATATGTATCATGGTCTTTTAGCCAACGTTTAACAGTATGCACATTATAAACTTGATAATCTTCTCCATAGAGAACATTAAAAGGTGTGTTGTCATAGTTTATTTCATATTTTTCTTTGCCAGTAGACTGATTTGTTTCGGTCACTTTTTCAGACATTAATCCACCTCCTTATTGATTTATTAATTGAAGAAAAATTCAAATTCATAGTCTGATCGCTTACCAATTCTCATTTTATTTTCTTCTTCTAATTCTTGAACGTATAACAAACAATACCCTAAAGATGTTACTCTATCACGCTTAGTAGATTTGCTTATTCGTCCGTATACAGTATTTCCATGCTCGGTAGACTCTTGCCTAATATTACCCAATTCTTGAATTAAAATATCGGCATTTACGAAATTAGAATATTCTTCACCAGTAATATCTTCAGACTTAAATTCTGCGTCAATTATTGCTGAGTTAACTAATAATTTTAAAGATTTATCCTCAAAACACTTTTTCATATAAGTATACATACTATTGTTTAATTGATTTGTAGCATTTATACGTCTTATTAATGGTTGTGCGTTTTGCAAACTCATTCTATCCTCATCATCATCTGGAACGAGTGGTGGACATTCAATAATTTCCCCTTTATCATCAGTATACTCCCAAGTTTCATCGAGTAGAGAAGGTAGAGCTTGCCCGTTACCCCTAACATCGATAACTAATTTTATAGTATTGGTAAACCTAATTAGCATTTCCCTTAAAAATATTGCTTGATTAGGCAGAGACATCCCCTTATGTGTCCTCATAAACACGACTTCTTTACTAAAAGATCCATTAGGTTTTTCTTTCAGTTTAATAACAGTAGTACAGGCGTTGTCACTATAGTTGTCATTTGCTATAGCTACGTCGTGAGCAATCACATATTGAACTGACGATTTTCTTGATTGTTTTGTCTCGGACTTTTCTAGAATCCTTGATGTTTCAGTCAAGTCATAAGGAAAATAACTATCGTTGGAATTTCCGACAAAAATTGCCTGATATTCGTAAGCAAATCTATCTTGCGTCATAGAAGGCTTTTGCCTTTCCGATTCGATATCATCCTCATAAAAAATTCCTGCATTTACTCCAACTTGATAGGGTAGAGTGCAGACATAGTAATCTTTAGATCCTTGTCTCATTTGATTATAATGGTTTTTGAATCGATTATATAAATCACAATTTTTAAGGTATGCTGAACTTATATAAATAATTTTGCCTTTTTCAACAGGAAGCTCTTCGTTCGGGAATTTCATTGACAAATCAATCATAGTCTGTCTTTTCGTCTTGGTCATCGGGATTAATATTTCCTCCATTATTTGGTCAGAAATTAATCTTGCCTCGTCACACAGGAGTTGGTGGAAGCGCCAGCTTCTCGCATTTTCTCCGTCGTGACCTAAAACAATAGCTCTTATTTCTGATCCATTTCTAAATAAAACAGAACAATCATCCGAACCAGTTTTAATATTAACTATTTCTCTTGCCACATTTTCATTTTTATATAATTCACCTTTAATTTTTTGTAAAATCACATTACGTGCTTGTTGACCTTTTCCAGAGGCTATTCCTAGCTTAATACCGCTAAATAGACAAGCTTCACAAATAAAGAAAACGGCTGAAAGATAACTTTTACCCAAACCACGAGAAGCTATAAACATACTTTCCTTATGCCTTGCCATCGCTCTTAATATTAATCTCTGAAATGGATACAAATTTATACCCAGAACATCTACTGCAAACTCATCTACATGGTGTCGATAATAAGAAATAAACTCTCTCCATGCTTCAATATTAATCTCTTCTTTGTTACGGGGATCATGACTATCTGGATGATCATGATCCATATATGTAAAATCTTTTTGCGTCCTACTTTTTTGACTAAAATTTCTATGTGAACTCATGAGCTACACAGACTTTTCTATATGGGAAAAATCATCTATTAGCTTATCATAATTGTCTTTAGTTAAATCATTTTTATGCTCATAGACATATGTCTTATTTTCCACCATTTCAGTTATCTGAGAAAATGAACCAAGTGAAACATCATTTGTACCACGCCTATCTTCTGAAAACTGAGCTGATTTAGATAAAGTGTCAAAAACCTCTTTAGCTTCTTTATACCTTTTTTCAGAACCTTTTACGCTGTCTTGTATATCCTGAAAACATTTATCCATGTGCAAACTCGCCTTCGCTATTTTTTTAGCGTAGTCATTATGCGATTTAGTTAATATCTTAAAATCATGTTTCAACCCATCAAGGTAATCATTTAAGTGGTCTATTTCAGAAGGATAGTAATTTCCCAACCACTCCTTACTGTAAATTTTATCCTCATCTAATTTTTCATCGCCTTGGGGCTTAACTTTTAAAAGGATTTCTTGTTTATCTCCAAAGTCTGAATCTGACCATGATTTATCCTTGTTCTGTGGCATCACTATATTCTTCATATATATACGAAATATATTACTATCTTTCTTGGAAGCTTCGGCAATCGTAGATTCCCATAAATGAGATATTAGAGGTTTGTCAATCATTTTCAGAGCATTCGCTACTGACCTCATATTATCAACATCAACCATATTTACCAAACAAGCTTTGCAAATAGTAATCTTTTCATAATACTGATAAATAGGACTTTGTGACGAGTAAAAGTCTATTAATTTCCTATTTTTCCCACAACAGGTACACATCTGCCTTGTTGTTTCTGCCATATTGATATCACTTCTTTCTTTAATTCCTTACAAGTTTTCCCTTTAGTTATTATAATTTTATTTATTTAAAAAATCAAAAGTAGGAAAGACGAAGATAGTTGAACCTCTTCGTTCAAAATGGGTAATTAATCCATTTCTATTCCTAAAAATATCTTTTTATATTATAAGGCTTTCCCAACACCTTATGACATCGCCCCATGGTTATCGAATCCTATAACGATCCACGTATCTTGGGATTTACGGCTCTTAATTGTTTCGAGGATTCCCACCTCTCAGTCCAGTCAATAGACTACTTCTGTCGTTATCTAGGCGATAACATCACACTTTATTACTGTCATATGACTAGTAGTGTGACTAGAGTTTGTTTTTGGCATAGAACAAACTTAACCAGTGAAACACCAACTTTTAAATTTGCCTATTTAAAAGTTTTTCACATTAAAACTACTATTTACATGATTTCATCTACAATTCCGTACTTCATTGCTTGATCACCAAACAAATACCATTCATCATCTTCTTTTTCTTCATATAATTTTTCACCAATAGTTGTTTTAGATAATACTAAATTTTTAATACGTCTATCCAACTCATCATAATATTCCATTGTCTGTTTTGCTTTCTTGCTTGTAGACTGTAATGCTAAGTTTCCGTCATGTATCAAAACTGTAGTATTTTTATATGCTTTACGATAATGCCCTGAAAGTAGAACTAGAGCACCCATACTAGCACAAACACCAACTCCTATTGTTTCGATTGGAGTTTTCGATGATTGAATAGCATCAATTAATGCAAACCCACTAATTACACATCCACCATTTGATGTCATATAAATTTTAATCTTCTTACGATCCTCAGCAGGTTTATCTTCATCTTCATCATTCCAACGAATAATCCAATGTACAATTTCATCAACAATACTCAGATCAATATTATTATTGAAATAAATTTTACGCTCTTTTAATCCAATCCAAGTTTGATATTCTACAATTGTATCTGGCATTCCTGTCAGTAATTCCATATATTCTTTGTCAAATTCTAATTTACTCATTTTTTTAATAACCACCTTTTATAATATTTGTGTTTACAAGGTGGCATCGGACAGTAAACTGTCATACCAAAATAGGGGAGGAGAAGGGAATCTCACCATTCGTAGTAGTATCCCCTTTCCAGAATATGTATTAAATTAAATAGTTATCATCAACACTATTTTTCATTTCATCTAAAATTTCAGCTTTAACAGCGATATCTTGTCGTAGTGAGTTTTGATAACCGATACGTTCAGCATCTTTATACAATCCTCTCATCACAACTCGAAGCTCATCTTTATCTTCACATTCTAATGCAATTTCCAAATAATCATCAGTAACTTGACAAGCATCACAACAATATTCATCTTCTAATTTTTCACCTTGAAATTTAAAAATATCAGCCAATTACAGGACTCCTTTTAGTTAAGTTTATCTAGCTTAATTATATATTCACATTCCAAACCATCATTTTTATCGAATACGAAAAATTTCTGACTAGGCTTTCCTGCAAATCTACCTTGTGTAGCATAATCATCCAATCCTATTAAAGAACCATTGACTATAGTAGTCGTCTTTC